AAAGGGAATATTCCCCTTTAAGATATAGAAAGATAGCTCAATTGGTAGAGCCGTGGAGATTATCCATGTGAAAGAATTATAGTGATATGCATCTTACTATTTTTCAGGTATAGGTTCGAATCCCCTCCTCAATGGAGTAATCCTAGATGTGTTGTCACCTTGAGAAAGTGATGGAAAGCGGAAAGAGTGTTAATGATTGTTAGGAATACCACTACAACACAAATGAGTCTCACACTTACCCTAATTGTTAAACTAACTGGTTGGAAATGACCAACTACTAGGTAAAAGATACAGGATTAGTTTAACAATGGGTGGAGTGTTTATTTAATAGTCAGGTGGCGAAACTGGTAGACGCATTGCATAGTAGGTATTCTAGTTCCGAAACGTGAGGAGTGCTAGACTCATGTAGGTTCGAATCCTGCCCTGACTACAACTATTTGGCTATGATTAGTAAAGACAACAGTTGTTTGGCTTTAATTGCCTCACCCTGACAGGAACGAAAACCTAGAGGCTTCAAAGTGGGTGACTATTAGGAGAGACTAATTTTTATTAACTTAAATTTGAACTATGATTATTTTAAAATAATTACAAATAATTGTACTAAGATTAGGAATTGTCAAATAATAGCAGTATCTTAGTATTGTTGGTGAGGGAAATGGTTCTCATCGTTGTTCAACTACTAAAAACTACTAAAATGATTACAGCAAAAAATTTACTATCACCATCAGACTACTTAGTTAGTAAGTCTGAAAAGAAAATTCGAGTTAATGGTATCGAGAAACATATAGAGAGATTAGAAACAGAAGCACCGGAATTCATAGGGCAAGAAATCGAAGGATTTAAAATTCTAGGTAAAACTTCTGTTTTTCAACAATATATTGCAGAAAAAGGTTCTGATACTTTCGCTATTAACATTAAGCGTCAAGTAGGCGCAACAGCAACATCAAGAAATACTGCACCTGTTAAGGACTTATCAAAGATGAATCTAAAGACTAAACGTTTAAGAGACGTTCACTTTGATGCATCTATTTTTGTTCCTTTAGTTTCTGGAACACCTTTTGACCATTGTTTAAGTGCAAATGCTGACCATCCTTCTGGTGGACAAATGCCCGGTACTAATTATATCTTAATTGGTGACCCCGGTATCGGTAAGTCTTCACTTGCAATTGAACATGCTGCAAGAGTTCAAGATTATAACCCAGATAAGAAAGTACTTTTTATTAGTGGTGAAATGACTGAACTTGATATGATACCTTATACTAAAAGATTCCCATTGTGGTTAGACATTGAAACACTTTTCATATCTGACTTAACAGAAGGTCTATATAAGGAATCTATTGAAGCAAAACTACAAGAAGGATTTGATCTTGTAACTGGTGATTCATTTGCAGAAATTACTGATGCCATTAAGGGTGACTATAACGATACCGTTACTGGTGCCAATAAAAAGTCTTACAATGACATTGAAAAATGGTTAGTTGATTTGATGGTTAAGAATAACAAAGCAGAAAATGATCTTAAAAAGAATACTGCATTTGTAATGATTCAACAAATGACTAAAGGTGGTGACTTCGTGGGTTCCAATAAGCTCAAACATAACACTACTGGTATGCTTGAACTTAGATACACTAAGTCTGGAGACAGAAAAATTGTAGTGACTAAAAACAGAAGGGGTTTCAATTATGACAATCTTCACTTTAGTTTCTCTAGTGATCCAGATAACCCTATTACTTATGATACCGATAGAATTTTGAGAGATAAGAGGGTTGAACAAGAAATTAGGAAAGCAGCATCAGAGCAATTAGATCAAGAAAGAGAAACTGATGCTTGGTTTGAAAAATTAGGTATTGATAATGATGACAATATAGAAGATTAAATTCTTCATGGGCCACTAACTCAATTGGTTAGAGTATCAAACTCATAATTTGAAGGTTACTGGTTCGATTCCAGTGTGGCCCACCGTAAGTAGTAGAGTTGAACAAGTTCCTTATGGAACACATAGGGTCTGAGGGGTAGTAGACTCAGACCCTTATTTTAACCACTACAAAGAAATAAATTAGTAGTTTAAATTGAACAAAAACCCTGTGTGGTTATAGTCCTGAAAGTTGTAGTAGTCTTTCAGGACTTTTTTTAAATACAAACGAAATCAATACTATGAATAACAATTGGGACAATAGATTTATGGAACTAGCTAAACACATAGCAACGTGGTCTAAAGATACTAGTACTAAAGTTGGTTGTGTAATAGTTAACAAGGATAATAGATTATTATCACAAGGTTACAATGGATTTCCAACGGGTGTTGACGATTCTATAGAACACAGATATTCTCGTCCATATAAATACGATTTTACAGAGCATTCTGAGAGAAACGCTATTTACAATGCTGCAAGAATTGGTGTTTCTTTAGTTGATACAACTATGTATTCTACTCTATTCCCTTGTGTTGATTGTACTAGAGCTATTATTCAAAGTGGTATCGTTAGACTAGTGACTTACAGACCAGATTTTACACATCATAAATATGGGGAATCCTGGAAAATATCATTACAAATGTTAGGAGAAGTTGGTGTAGAGGTAATATATCTCTAATGATACCCTGTTTTTAGGCCAAAATCCAAAAAAATCCAAAAAACTTGCTTTTGTCCAAGATTATCACTATATTAGTATTGTAGATGATAGTCACCTCAATGTTTAACTCTTTAAAAACTACGATTATGAAACGGAAAATGATTGATAGAATAGAAGAAATGAAACTACAAAGCAGTAGAAGATTTGCAAGACGAACTTACTTCGGTGAGAATATGAATAAAATTGATATTAACAATATTGATGAAGATAAATTACTTGGACTGTTTGAGCAAATGGTTCGGATACATTATGCGCAGATGTAGTAATTTTTATTTAGAAGATACAACTTTCAAAATAACTGATTCTGAATTAAACGGAACTTACTTGTTTGATTACTGGGTTTCTCAATATTGTTGGTAACGGCTTAGATAAACTTAATGCGATTTATAAACTGAAAATTTTAATTGAAATGAAAACACCCGAACAAATATTTGATGAAGCAATAAAGGCTAAAGGGATTGATATTGTTTCTGTAAAAGATGCAGACCTTTACGAAGCTGGATTAGATGCTATAACCAAAGCATTAAGTTTAGCCAATGTTTTGTGGCAAAGCGAACAGTTGCCTACCGAGGAAGAGTTAAAGAAAGTATGGGAGGATTTGGAAAATAGTGAGCTTGATAAAAAACTTAAAAAATGGGATTAGTGAATTACCTACATCGTCTAGACTAAAAACCTTTTTGTTGAGTTCAACAAAAAGGTTCTAACCTACGGATTTGAAACAGTAAACTTAATTGAATTGGAAGACATAAAAGACAATATACCAACGGTTGGAAAAAGATATTACATGTCGTTTTTTGAATGGGTCTACACAGAAGAGTATATGAACTCAATAAGCAATGACTTCTATGATAAGTTCCACGGTCATAGATTTAAAGGTAAGTGGCTTGTGTGTGCATCTAATAGAGATAATGCTAGAATTGCAGTTGAAAATATGTTGAATGAAGGGGAAGGTGAAATAATGATTTTGACTGCTAGAATAGAAAACTTAATAGTAGGGGATTAGTAGGGTTACTGCCAACAACGTGCCACGTTTATGAACCGTTTGATATTTGAAATATTAAAATAGTAAAATGATGAAAAAAAAGGCAAAAGACCAAAATAGCACCAATACCCAAATGAGTTATGATACGGGACTAGCACCAGTATTTGTTTATGAATTAGAATACTTTAAAAACAATTAATTCATAAGGTGCCAAAACTATGAAAAAAGTGGAGTTTTGGCACCTTATGAAAAGTATGAAACAAAAATGTATCTAAAATAATTACTCTAAGATTAGGAATTGTCAAATAATAGTCGTATCTTAGTATTGTAGGTGATAGTCACCTTAATGCTTAACTCTTTAACTTTTACTACTATGACAAATAATGAATCAAAGAAGAACGAACAGCAATTACCTTTAGCCAGTGTTATAAACTGGGTGGCGGTTTCAGAGCGACTACCTAAGTTAAACATTGAAACTGATTATGGTAAGACCACTAAAGCTATTCTATGCTTACACACTGGTGGACATATGGAGAGCTGTAACTTAAACGAAGGTATTGACGAAGGTGATGAACCTTATTGGAGCTATGAGCAAGACGGTGATTTATGCGAAACTGTTACTCACTGGGCAGATGTTTAGCCACCTTGTTTATAACGCTCCTTATATGGTGGCGTATGAAATGCAATGAAATATGCACTATACAAATTGTTATAGTGCGTTAATTTAAGAACAAAAAAAAGAAACAAGATGAAAAATTTTATAGCAAATAATATAGTAGGTAAAAAGGGTATTCACGGATGCGACTTTGTAGAAGTTGTGAGTATTATAGTAAACGGTTTTGTTAACGTAAAAAGTATGCACCCAAATGACAATGAAAAAGTGTTTAAAGCTCATATTGATGAAATAGAGTTTACCTAATGCACTATAACGTTTATGGTATGGTGACGTTGCGACCTTACAGCGCAAAAATAATTAACAATTACAAAACTTTGAGTTATGAATAAAGATAGCAAAAAAACAGAAACCGAGCAATGCACTATACCAAGTGTTAGCAGTAGTTTTAAAGTAGGAACTTACACTTTGATTAAACAAGGTGGTAGTGGATATTGCCATTGGAGTAAGGGGCTTAAAATGGTTATAGAAAAAGACGGTGTAGTGATGAAATTAGAAGGTAAAGAAATAGAGAAGATAGTAAGAAGTTTGCCCCGAACGGTTGGAGGCACTTACTAAATTACGCCCAACGGTTTGGCTAAACTAAAGCGAAGCGACCCGCAGGGTTGAGTTTTAGCCGTTGTTGTAGGTATGTAAGTCTACGGATTTGAAAAAGAAAAATTTATATTATGCAATACAAAAAAGACAAGGTTCTTCTACTAAGATACGAATAATTTTTTACAATAACAAATATTTTAACACTTTTTTTCAATAAAAAAACTATAAAATAATCAACCTTTTTATTAGGAATTATAAAATAAAATGATTATATTAGTATTGTAGGTGATAGTCACCTTAATGTTTAACTCTTTAAATTTTACTACTATGAATACTACAACTAACTACCAAGAATTTTTAAAGATTGAAGATTTTCTTAAAGATATACAAGTTCCAATCAGTTCTCTAGATAAACTACCTAGAACTATCGAAAATGGTTTTACTACAATAGACGAACCAATTTCTATTGAACCAGAATCTGCCGGTCCTCTGGCACCTATGTTCGATTCTATTGAACTAAAAGTTTCTTGGCTAACATTCATAACAAATAGAGAACAAAGAATCACTAGGTTGTTCCTTGAATATAAATATGAACACCCATCAGGTTCCAACGGTTATAGTGTTGATCTCTATTCAGTAGATGGTTCTGATTTTAGTGATTACAATACATCATTAACTTTTCTTAAAGAATAACACTAAGAATAACAAAACACATTATTAAAGATATGACAAATAAAAGAAAATATTTAATAGCACTTCCATGTTTTCCAAAGGCCAAAGGTTTTTGTCACCAAACAATATTAGTTTCTGCAATAGATATACCCAATGCCATAAATTTAGTATATCACATAAAAGGTAATACGGTTAATATCGGTGATATTAAAGAAGTCAATTATTAGTATTAATAATTTTTCTTGTTTATTCCTTGGTTATATCAAAAAGTTTTCGTATATTAGAACCAATTTAAAAATATGAACTTAGAGCAATTAACAAATAAGAATAGAACCCGAGATACTTAAAGAACTTCAGGACAAAGCAAATGAAACACCCTTAAATCACAAAATCATACAGACTATAAAAAACATATAAACATCTAAAACAATGAACATAAAACAAATACTACTAGATGCGGTAAGTTATCACGCATTGAATGAAGGATGGATAGACACTCCACACTATTACAAAGTAATATCACAAATCACTTTTTTGGATTATGAATCAAAACCCGATCAAGAAACAATCAAAACCGAATCAAAAGAATGGCAACCAAAGACAGGTGATATTGTGACCGTGTGGGATGATGATAATGAATATGATAAAAGGGAACTTATTTATCTTTGCACCCTTCCAAACTCTTCTACACCTTATTGCTGTGTAAGTGATGACTATTTAGAGCATTATTATTCTGGAACCATCAAATCGGTTTGGCAGTTTGAAAACATGTCTAATCTTGGACCGAAGAAACTAACGTTGTCTGAGATCGAGGAGAAACTAGGGTATGAGATTGAGATAATTAAAGATCATGAAAAAAGAACAGAGGGCATTAAAAAACACAAAGAATAATTAGATAAATAGTTGTATTATTCCAAGAATTTTAATAATAAAAGTGGGATAAAGTGGTAGTAAGTGGGTTTAAAAGTGTTTAGGAATGTTGAATTGACATACACATAAATGTTAACATAGACACAAACAAGAAAACTAAAATTAATAAGATGGTACTAATAGACACAATATTTTACATTATAGTTTTATGGGTTAGTATCGTATTACTTAGGGGTATTAATAGAACAGAAACAACATCAACACTAATGGAGGTGTTGATTTGGTATATGATATTTGGGGTACTAAAGGGGATACTATTTTTATATTTTTTATAATTGTTAGAAATGGACACGACATATGTATATGTGTTGATAAGTAGATTAAATAAACTAATAAAAAATTGATATATACAAATGGACGAGTTGACAAAGTGGATGTTAGAGCAATTAGGGATGTTTATTGTTATGGGTGTTGTAATATGGTGGTTGAGTAAGCGATTAATAAAGGTTGAGGGAGAGAAGGAGAAGTTATCACAAGACGTAATTAAGTTAACTACCTTATGGGAGACGAAGGCGAATAAGATAGGAGAAGAGGGTAAAGAAACTCTGAAAGAAATACTAAATTTACTTAATGAGATAAAGGGGTTATTAAAATAATTTTTTATAGGTATAAAGACTTAGTAATTTTCATTAGATTAAATAAAATAAAAAATAAAGTGATAGATGGGTGGGATAAATGTATTTGATATATTATTCACGAATAAGAAGAGTTCGAAATATCAGGAGGCTTTAGATTCAATAAGTAGAATAAGTTCTATAGTTAATAATGTAACTATGGAATATCCGGATGTTAGTAGTAAAGAGATAAAGACGGTACAGAATCATTGGTTGGAGTTAACACATCCTATAGGAAAGGGTGTTCATGTTATGGGTTTACATAGTGGAGATGATTATAAGAGTTTGTTATTACATTATCAGAGGGATAGTTATATATCGTCACATTTTCATAGTAAGGAGTGGGAAGTAGTAATGGTATTAGACGGTAAATGTATAGACGAGTCAACGGGTACTGTATTAACAAAGGGGGATGTGTATATAATACCGAGGAATGCTGTTCATAATATAAAGACGGGTAGTAATGAGTGTTATATGTATGTTATGTACAGTAGTAACAAAAAGCATTTAAAGATTAGTGAGGATGAGCAAGAGATAGCGAAGCGATTAATAGGTAAGCGTCATAGTTTTAAGGCATAAACCTAAGTGGTTAAAAAAAGGGAATACATAAGATGAATAATGGATTAGTACACTTAGGTATAAGTGGTGGTGGGTTCAAGATATCGGGATTAGCTGGTGGTGTAATAGAGTTATTAGATAGTGGTATTAGTCCGGATGTTATATCGGGAATATCTAGTGGATCAATACTAACATTTGTATTATGTGGATCTAGTTCACCACGGAGTGTAATAGAGGATAATGCTATAGGATTTAATTCTAGTGATGTTTTTAGTAGATCACCTTTTAATAAACGAGGGGGATTACGGGTTTCATCAATAATTAATGGTATTTTTAAAAATTATTTCACAAAGCAAGATCGGTTGTATACGTTATTATCGGGATATGTATCGGAGACTGAGTGGGAATATTATCGAGATAGTAAGTATAGTCCAGATGGTATAATAATGAGTGTTGATTTGATTAGGGGATCACGGGAGATTGTAAACTTAAAGGATTATAATTATAAAGATGCTATTGGGTTAGTAATAGCGAGTTGTAGTATACCGGTTTATGTAAATCCGATTTACTTTAAGGAAATGGTATTAGTAGATGGTGGTATTAGAAATCACATATTAACGGAATGGATATTAGATGCGTATAATATAAAGGAGTCCTATAGTATTTTTAGTAGGTCATCAGATTTCAAGAAATATACAACAAAGGAGAAGTTAAAAACATTACCACAGGTATTGATTCGAACTATAGAAATTATGGAGAATGAAATTAGTAAAGGAGATGAATTATTGGCGGATTTAAAAGCTGCGAAGAAGGGTATTTACAACAAGAATTTTTACATATATGATATATTGGATAATGTGTATGACGATGACATAGAAAAGCAGCGATTTTTATATGAATTGGGTAAAAATACGGTTAGAAAAAATTTATAGATTAATTTTCAGAGTTTTCTTTTGGGTCATCTAGATTTTCTTTATTATCATCTTTTACTGATTTACTTTTTTCGGAGGATTTGTATACAGTAGTTTTGCCATCTTTTGTAACGGTCAATTTATCTAGATCTGCTAGTTCTTCGTTTACTTTTTGTTTAAAATAATTTAAGTTTTTCATATCTTATATAATGGTTTAAAAAATGGCACTTTTTAAAATAAAGAATAAAGAAAGAGGTTTTAATATATATATATTAGAGATACAAAATGGAAATACAATTGAACCAAAGTATAAATTATTCAAAAGATTCTTTTCTTGGTAGAAGATTTGTAGTTGGTGATACACATGGTGGATTCAAAGCATTCATTGATGATATGAAAATGTTTCCTGACCGTTACAAGTAGTCTTATTTAGAATCATTATAAATATAGGTATCTAATAAAAATATCTTTAAAAAATACCTATATTTGATATTTAAGTGATTAAATAGTATATGATAACAAGTAAAACAAGAACAACGAAACACACATCATATTTTTATATTGTGACTAATGAAATTAACGATTTGATTTATTATGGGTCAGGTTGTAAGAAAGGTTATAAAGGTTCTGGTGCAGAACTGATGAGGGATATGGATTTGTTTGGTGCAGAACTATTCCACTTAAAAGAATTGTTGTGGTTTGAAACAAGACAAGAAGCATACGATTTTGAAGATAGATTTTTGAAGTTGTATAAGATTTCAAAAAGACCAAATACATATAATGACAAAGATGCAGCACAAGGATTTGGAGTTGGTAATCAATAGACAAAGGGATTAGTTAGTACTAAGCACAATGGAATGGTTACCAAAGAAGAATTTGATAGTGGTAATTATGTTGGTGTTATGAAAGGACATAAACATACTACTGAATTTGCAGAAGTTAAGAGGCAACAGATAATAGAACAATATGAAAGTGGTATTAGAGTAAACCCATTAAAAGATTCTGTTGCTACTACCGATGGTATTGTATCTAAAGAAGATTTCGATAATGGTAATTACACTGCAAATAGTAAGGGGTTAGTTAGTACTACAAAAGGTCAAGTAACACAAGAGGAGTTTGATAAGGGTGGATATGTTGGTGCAACGAAAGGAAATTGGACATATCAAAAGAGGTTAGTCATAGAAGGCGAAACTAACAATGTCAAGACCTTTTGTGAACAATTTGGTGTAGAACGTCACAAAGACTTAAAGGATTACTTAGAAACAAACAATATAGAATACACAATAGTAAAAAAAAGAAATAGAAATGGAATTAGGAAAATTTAAACCAGAAACAAAAGATACCGTTGCTTGGCATTTAAGAATAAGTGAAGAAACTGATATTAGATTTAGTAAGTTCCAAAAGGAACACGGAAAGCATAATAAAACACAATTAGTTGATTGGTTACTTCAACAATATATGGAACAAGAACAATTTAAAAAAGACAACGATGAAAACAAATAAAACAGATTACACTAAACCAAACTTCAAAGGAAGAAGGTTAATTATGGGAGATTCACATGGTGGATTCAAAGCATTCAAGGTGGCATTAGAAAGAGCAAACTTTGACTATGATAATGACTTGTTGATAAATCTTGGAGATTGTTGTGATGGTTGGAGTCAGTCTAAAGAGGTAATAGATGAGTTATTAAAAATGAAACATCTAGTATACTTACTTGGGAATCACGACGAGTGGTGCCTAGATTATTATGCTGGGGATATGAAAGTTAATAATAAAATATCACCGGTAGATATTTGGTATGTACAGGGCGGAGAAAGTACTATTAAATCATTAGGAGATTATGATAATCAAGACCCTAAATATTTAGATTTTCTAAGGAGTGGGTTGTTATATTATAAGATACAAGACGAGTGTGAAGATTTACCTATAATCTTTTCGCACGCTAATATACCTAATAAGATGTATAACATGGATAAATTAGTGCAGAATAAACAAACCAATATTTTTATATGGGAGCGTTGGTTAATAAGGGAGGCTGCTAGAATGAGAAATACGTGGGATACTGTTGATGATAGGTTTAAAGAGATATATTTAGGGCATAGTGCTATTAGTAATTTAATGGGTGTTGAAGAACATTGTTGGAAACCACAGAAGATGACAAACATATGGGGTATGGATACTAATGCTGCATATGATGGTAAGGTTAGTATAATGGATATAGACACTAAGGAGATTTATCAGAGTGATTTTGTTTTTAAATATTATCCTGATGAAAGGGGTAGGAATAAAGAAAGTTATAATGAGTATTTAAAAAGAGAATCTTTGTAGATTCTCTTTTTTCATTAGTATTAAATATTAAAAACTATATATAATATGAAAAGATTAAGTGATTTCATAAACGAAGCTACCAATGAAGATAAGGGTTGTGCTATGTTGTATTTTGATTTTCCTGATATGAATAAGATACATAACATGATAGAGGGTGAAGATATATATGATGATGAAACAGAGAAATATGGATTAGAGACTGAACCACATTGTACTATTCTATATGGTTTTCATTGTGGAAGTACAGATGGAAACAAGGTTATAGAAATGTTGAAGTCTTCAAATATACCTAGTGAATTGAAATTAGAAAACGCATCACTATTCGAAAATGAATTTGATGTCTTAAAATTTGATGTGGTGGGTGATGGTTTAGCTGAAATGAATAAGTTGATGACGGATAATTTTGAATATTCATCAGACTATCCTGATTATCATCCTCATTGTACTATTGCATATTTAAAAAAGGGAATGGGCAAAAAATATGTTGAGAAACTAAAGGATCAAGTATTTAGTATTAAACCAGAATTAATAGTATATTCAGATTCGAAGCGGAATAAAACAAAGGAAAAATTATGAAAGATTACAAACATTTCTTGAACGAAAGTAATGAAACCCCAATATTATTGATAGATAAATTTTACAAATATGTATTGTTAAAAAAGTGGGATATTATTTCTGGTATAGAAAAACCCAAAAGAGCAAGAAACGTATTGTATAAATTCGAATATGAAACACCTAAAGGCAGAAAGGTTGATGTTACTTATAATAAGTTTTACAAAAGTATAGTTATAAAAACCAATTATACTAAAAAGGTTTCTAATGAATACAAAGACTTAGACATGGTTGATAAAACCTATGATATATTTGACCAACACTTGAAAGATGTCGAAAAAAGTATGTATTCTAAAAAAGAAAAAGAAAAACCATCGACACCTATCAAAGAAAAGAAAAAGAGTAAACTACCTAACTTTAGAGATCACGGTAATTATATTCACATGTGGGTTGATAGTGATGGTGATATGTGGATTAAAAACGATGAAATTCATAATAAATTTGTTCATTTAAAAGATTTGAATGGTGTTCAATATAAAGGTTCTAATTGGGATGAATTGAATGATGTGAAATTGGCACAATTTTATTACGCTAAGAAAAAATAGAAAATATATGAAAAATTATAAACATTTCTTAAACGAGGGTTGTGATGAAGAATTAGAAGATGATGGTATATCTAAGGACGAGAAGAGGGAACAAAAAGAAACACAAGAAGAAAAAGAAAGACTTGCAAAGATAGAATTGCACGATAAAGAGGTACAAGAGATTTCTGAAAAATCTGAAGGTCGAATAATTAAAAAGATTAAATTTGATATAGACATTAGATCGACAGATCATGCCATAGATAGATTGAATAGGAAAGATAAGGAAGGTAAGTCTGCATATGAACCGATAGATTTCAAAGAGGTTAATTCTGTTATTAGTAGAGCAACAGAAGAGATGATTAGTGAGTTGGTTAAAGATGAAATGGATATTAACAAAGATCGTTTTATTTTGCAAAGGAAAACTGATGGTTTAACGGTTGTGGGTATTATGGAATATCGGAAAGACTTATTGTATTTTGTGGTCATAACATTATTCCGTGGTGAAGATTTTAGAACGGGACCAAATCAAAAAATAATAAAAGTATAAATGAAAAATTACAATGATTTCTTAAATGAAGCAAAGACTGAAAGAATGTCACAAGATGAATTGAAGTCCATATATGATACTTTAGATAAAGGTGATGAAGTAAAAATTGATTACGAATCAACTTTTAATGGATTATCAAGTGGAACGTTTACCGTTAAGAAAGGTAAAACTAAAGTAGGTAAAGCAAAAGTTGAAAGGATTACATTATTCAACAATGCAAAACCTAACGGAATGAAATATTATTTATATTACAGATCACTAGTTTCGTTTGCAATGGGAGATATGGGTGCATCATTGGTTAAGATGGAAAAGGTAGATTAAATATTAAAAAGTTTGCAAAAGAAGATTTAATTTCGTATATTGTAACAAATATAAAATTTTCACTTTAAAAAATACTGAGATATGAAAAACTTAAATAAAATTATACAAGAACTTAACGAAAGTAGTCTTACTCGTATTTGGAAACACATAACAGATCACGATGCTGCAATCATTACTGCATTCAGGGGTAAAAATGTTAAGTGTACACACGATACTGAAAAAGGAAAAGTATTTTCAAATTCTGAAAATAAAGAGCGAAACAAGCAATTGATGGCAGCACTATTAAGAAAGAATTATAGTGTTAGTAGTCTTAAAGGTATTTATGTTGAAGGATATGGAACGGAAGATGCGATTGAGCAAAACGAGAATAGTTTTCTGGTTGTTAATCACAAGAACGACAGAAATTTCAAAAGGACTATTAGTGATTTAGGTGAATTGTATTGTCAAGATAGTATTTTGATGATAGAGAAACAAGGTACTAATGCATATTTATTAGGAACTAATCACGATTGGCCAGGATTAGGTGTTGAAGTTTCACAAGGAAGATTTAAACCGAAATCTGAAGGTGAATTTATGAGTAGAAAAGGAAATGCAAGTTTTGTATTTGTTAAAGAAAGTGAAGAGATTAGTGAAGATGAAAAGTTGTACAATAAGGTATATGAAATAACCAGTGAATTTGAATGTTGGTCAGACAAGTCAAGAATGGGTAAATGGGCAATAGCGAGTTTTGCACAACCGGTAATTGAGTACTTAGATAGTAGAAAATCACAGTAATCATTTTTTTATTGTCCTCTTTTTTTTGTTTTAAATAGTATATGAAAACACTTCACATCGTTATTACTAGACTGGCAGTAAATTGGACCAATCACAGAAACTTTAAACAAGATTGGAATGTTTGGGTTGATGAAAGCATAGAGTTCATGGATAGTTTATGTAGAGAATCTTTAAAGAATCAAACAACACAAAATTTTAAGTTACTTTCACTAGTTGATGAAAGTGTTACTAGTTTTGGTGATGTGTTACCTAATGAAGAAATCTTAATGATTAAATCTGATGGTGGTGATTATCCAAAGACTGATATTTTAAATCAAATTAACAAATACATTAAAAGCATATCAAGTGAATATGATGCAGTGATAGTTACTAGATTGGATAGGGATGATTGTTTACACAAGGATTTTCTTGCAAATGTACAAAAATATTTTGAAAACAACACATCTAATTCATTCATAGATATTAGGAAATCAATCACTTATGATTTAAGTAAAGGAAATGCACATGATTCACCAAAATATCATTCGATGATTTCACCTTTTGTTTCAACATTTGAAATTATAGTGGATGGTAAGATAGAATGTATTTCTATGAAATATGACCATGCACATGTGAATAGACACTTGAATGGTAATAAAGTTAATAATTTAATGCCAATGCAAGTAATAACTGGAAAGAACATGTTAAACCGAATGTACGGAACACCTATAACAATTAACAAAAATGAATATGGAATTAAGTAAGAATTTCTGCTTACATGCAGATTATCGTTCAAAGACCGATATATTTTTTCAAGATACTAAAGAAAAAACGGATGAATATCAAGATAAGGTTTATGAACTTTTTAGAAAAGTAATAAATGAATGTGGAATAGAAGAACCTAATATTGCAGACATTAGCGCTGGTTCTGGTTATAAACTAGAAAAATGGTTCCCTGAATTTATAGGTGAACGCATCACAGGATATGATTTAGCACCTACTGTAAAAATACTAAAAGAAAGATACCCAAATAAAACATGGGTTGTATCTGATTTTGATTCTAGTCCAAAAAAAGTAGATTTAGTTATTTGTGCAGATGTAATTGAACATGTACTAAATCCTGATGAATTAATGCAATTCATTTTAAAGATGGACCCAGAACATTTAGTTATATCAACACCAGATAGAGACCTTCTAGTACAGTTATTACAAAGAGATAATAATGGACCATCTAAAAATCCTTATCATGTAAGAGAATGGTCATTTGCGGAATTCGCTGAATATGTAACACAATTCTTTGACATTGTAGAACATGTAAATGACCCATCGGAATATAATCAATACATTCACTGTAAAAGAAAAGAATTATGATATATAACACATTAGATGAACTAGCAATTAAATACCAGACAGATAAATCATCTAAACATCACAATTTTGTTGTTTTTTATGAAAAATATCTAAAACATTTAAGAAATACTGAAATCAATCTTATTGAAGTTGGTGTGAAACATGGTGCTAGTATAAATATGTGGCGAGACTATTTCGAAAATGGTACTATTCACGGTGCTGATATAATTCCAGGAAGGGCAGTTCTAAATAAAAATATAGAATTGCATAAAGTTGACCAAAACTCTAAATCTCAATTAGAAACTTTATTTAGAACACATGGACCATTTGATATTATTGTTGATGATGGTTCACACAAAATGTCACACCAACAAAATACATTGGAAGTTGGACTAAAATACTTAAAACCTAGTGGTATATTTATTATGGAAGATTTACACACATCATATCCTCTATATGTTAAGTCACACCATGATAGATACCCAACAACTTTAGAAGTTCTAGAAACAATGAATTCTGAATACAATATAATATATCACGAACATCCAACACCAAATATGGATAATCATTTGAGTAAAACTAGTATAATTATGAAAATCCTTAAAAATAAAAAACAATGTTATCAATAATTATCCCAACATGGGGTGCTGAAAATTTCATCGAAGAGTGTTTGGATTCCATCGTTTCACAAAAGGCGTTATCTGATATAGAATATGAAATCATTTTGGGTATAGACCATTGTGAAAAATCATTGAGCAAAGTTAAAGAAATAAGACACAAATATGATTCAAATTTAAAAGTAATTTGGACAGAAAAGAATGGTGGATTATTTGTTACTATTAATACATTAATATCTGTTGCAAAATATGATTATATTTTAAAGTTTGATGCTGATGATATTATGTTACCAGATTTAATTGAAACTATTTGGCCACATAGGAATCAATATGATTTGATTAGATTTGGTTTTTATTTTTATTATTCACAAAGTGACAAAAATAAACTATCACCAAGTTGTGCTCGAGGTGTTTTTTTAGCAAACAAAAGAATTTATGAAAAATTTGGTGGTTATAAATCTTGGAAGTGTTCTGCTGATAGTGAATTTTTATATCGTTTAGAATCAACCAACACAAAACAATTAAATTTAAGCAATAAAAGGTTGTTTTATTATAGACAACATACTAATTCACTTACTAACCATAAAGATACTGGTATGCGTTCACATCTTAGAGATTCTTATAGAAGAACTTATTATGGAAAACCAGTTACAAATATTTATGTTGAACCCGAAATCAATACTTATATAGAAATATGAAAACAATAGTTATATTAGGAATGCACCGAAGCGCCACTTCATTATTAGCAAGGTCATTGCACGGTGAATGTTATGCTGGTTCTGATAAATGGTTCATTCCACCCGCACCTGACAACCCAAAAGGGTTTTTTGAAGATAGACGAATCGTTTTGTTTAACGATGTGTTATTACATGCATGTGGTTCATCATGGGATAACCCTAAAGAAATAGATATTGAGTATTTGAAAAAGTGTAAATTAGACAATGGATTAACAACCGTTGGATTTGCAAAGAATATACTAAATGATTTATATAGGGAAGCGAATCAAAAAACATTAGTGGTTAAAGACCCTAGAATGTGTCTATTAATTGACTTTTGGTGGCCACTATTGGAAAACTCACAAATCGTTTGCTCATTTAGAGATTCTATGGAAATTGCAAAGTCTTTGAATAAAAGAGAGGGTATGTCAATAGAAAAGGGTATAGAATTAACCGAATATTATAACAATGAGGTTAAAAGATTTATAAATAAAAATTATTAGTATGTTAGATGTTGCAGTGAGTATGCCAATTTACAATAGGAAAGAGATTACAAAAAAATGTATTGAATCATTCTTAGTAAATTCACCAAAAAACAGTAAATTATATTGTATAGATAATGGTTCTACTGATGGAACCAAAGAATTATTAAAACATTATGAAAATAATCCTAAAATAGATATTAAGTATTCTAATGTTAATCTATATCCTGGTTTATCACATGTTGATAATTTAAGTCGTGCAAGCAAAGCGGAAATGTATTATTTGGCGGATAATGATTGTTTTTTTATCAATCACAATTGGTATGTATATCCCAAAGAAATATTTAATAGGGAACCAGATGTTTCTATGATAGGAACAAGAACTAGTATATTTGAAAGACACGTACCAACAAATGATGATTTGAAAAACAAAAAAACGGTTCTAGATAGTTTCTATGTAGAATTTCCTTATCAAGCAGCATATACAATGATTAATGAAGAAGCAAAGGAATTGATAGTTAATCACATAGAAGGTAAATGGATAGGTGGTTTTATAGTCCCGTTGATACAGAGATTATCTAGTACTAAAAAAGTGGTTTCTATATATCCTGGTATAGTTCCTGATTTGAGTGATTTCGATTTCAACAATCCAGAAAACTTACAATATTATGAAAACATATGGCAATCGAAAGGAAACATAACTGGTTTGAGGATGAGACAAACAAATCTGAGTATTAAATAAGAAAAGAAATATTTCTTATATGCCATCATATAAAATAGAAACTAATAAATCCGTTAAGTGTGACGAATTTGTACTTATCGAATTGAGTACTCCTATACAAAATCTTGATAGAATTACTAGTATTGTTGCACAGGGTAATAGTGCTAAAAATATAGTTATTGAATATCGGTATTCAAACGATGGTAGTATTTGGTCAGAATGGGTTTCTTGGCCAGATTGGAACTACGTTCCTGAAGAACTAACTTGGCTTGGATTCAGGGTTAAATCTGATACTAGTTGGAATTTTACTGGTATAGATTTAGAATGGACTGGTGGTGAATTATTAGGAGAATGTAATTGTTCTATTATAAAATATAGTGAAGATTCATTTATTGTTGAATGTGGTACTAATAATCAATACGAGTATAGTAATGCACTTGCAAGTGTAGGTATATGGTCTAAAATGTCACAAACAATTTTTGATAGATTTGGATGGCCCGTTGTATATTTTAAATGTGATCCAATTAAACAATCGAGAGATGTAGTTTTTAAAGAGTACTCACTACTAGAAGTAAGAGAATGTAAACAAATTAAAGTGGTTATTCCAGATAATGATTTTGGTTCTGGTGATTTTCAATTTACTGAATTCGATATAGACTTTGCTGATGAGTTAGATTTTCAAATATCTAAAGAATCCTTTTGGACAGCCTTTGGTACTTTTGAACAACCGGCAGAAAAAGATTTTTTATATTTCCCGTTAGAAGGTAGAATGTATAGAATTAATTCAGTACAAGAATCTAAAGATTTTATGCGACAATCCTATTGGTGGAAAGGCACTTTGACTAAGTGGAATGAATCTGACAGTATAATAAAGGATGATGGTATACAAACTACTATTAACGAATTAACATTAAATTTTGAAGATGTTGGTTTTGATGAGGAAAGATCAATAGAAGAACTTGATATAGTGAAACCACAACAGTATGTTACTAGAGTTGTCAACACAACCGATAATGTTAGGGAAAGTGTTAATATAGAATGGGAATTAAATGGGATAAGAGAAGAAAAGTTAGATAATTATTTCACGGTTTTTAGTAAGTATCACTATGATTTAAATTATAAAGATACTCCTATTCAAATAGCAGGTCAAACGGGACCAAATGGTGCAACTGCTATTGGATCAACAGCAACCAGTTTAATTACTTATCAAGATACTATTGATATTAGTAACAATTTAAGTATTATGTTTTGGTATAATGCACAAGTAAGGACAACTACACAAGATGGAACTTGGAGAAAATTATTTTCTAATGGTATCAATATTGAAGTTTTAGTAAGTGGTGCCGTTTTAACTAAACTGAAAATAGCTAATAAAGTTTTTGATGTAAACGTACCTTTGAATGATTGGTATGCTTATTATATAGGGTTCAACCGAGTTGATAATACTATGACATTAAGAATATGGGAAAGAGCAGATATTAGCAAGAAAACAACTAAGATGGGAATATTTTTCGAATGTAAAGGGAATATACCTAGTTCAGTAACAGGTACTTGGAAACCTATATTATTCAATAGTGGTGACCGAATGGCAGCATTAAGAATATTAAAGTACCCAGTAACCCTTGAAAATCAAAGTGTATTATTTACAAAAATAGTTTTCCCAGATGATGGAAATTCGTTTATAATAGACGACAATTGGCCATTGATGTATCTAGAAAAAATGTCAAATAGATAAAAATAGTTATGAAACATTACAAACAATTCTTGAAAGAATCAAAGAAATACTACAAAGGTGTAGATTACAAAGACAAAGACGATAGAGAAGAACAATTCAAAAAACAAGCAAAAAAATCAGATGATTCAGATAGTGCATATAAAGAAGCACCAGGTGATGAAGAAGCTAGGGAAGAAGGAAAAGTCAAAAAAAGTAAACACACTAAGAAATATAATAAACTATACAAAAAAGAATCTGTAAATGAAGACTTGAATGGTAGTAAAATAGATGATGCTGATATTGAAAAGGCACTTGAAAAAAAATCAGATGAAACGGGTGTTAGTATGGATATTCTTAGAACTATTATGAAAAGAGGAATGGCCGCATGGAAATCTGGACACCGACCAGGTGCAACACAACAACAATGGGGTTATGCACGTATAAATTCCTTCTTAACTAAAAGTAGTGGAACGTGGGGCAAAGCGGATAAAGACATGGCAGAACTTGTTAAAGGCCGGGGACAGGATTCTAAATTAAAATCATAAACATTTTTTAAAAAATGTTAGAGGATTACTTGTTTAAGTAATCCTTTTTTTGTATATTAGTAATCTAATAAGAGTTCAAATTAAATTATACTACTATGAGTACATACGATGATTATAGAAAAAGGGTAAGTGAAATGGCAGATAAGTTGCCATCACCCAAAAAAGATATAGATCAAACATTATTGTGGTTAAAGGCATCCGTAACAGAAAGACTACAAAGGGATATTGAAACTTTAGATGTCGATGGTGAATTATATGTAGGCGAAGCCGGTAAAGATTCTTTTGGATTCAAAGAAAAAACTGTCAATCAACTATTACATTATGCATTTGAAGCAGGTAAAAAAGAAAGTGATGAAAAGAACAAAAGTGTTATTAAAGACATGAAAGTATCTATTGAAGAAGTTATTAGTGCCGTAAGTGAATATATTGATATGCCATATTCTTAACATTTAAAACTTAAAATTACACATTTTACATTAAAGTCAAAGGACACCCATATTGGATGTCCTTTTTAGTTCCATTAAATACAATAGAACTAACAACGAAATTTATGTCAAAAAAAGATAACGACTACTTAAAAGATGAAATACTAGGATTGATTAACGATCAAGAACCAGCGAATTCTTTTCCAGCATTAGAAATTGACCCAATAGAACCCCTCAACTTAGCGGAAGTAGATAATCAAACAAAGACTAAAGCCCAAAAAATAGTTTTATCTTGTATGCAATTATATTTTGACGCAAAGATAATTAGTCAAAATGAATTCATGGCTGCAAAAGCAGCCGTCACAACTAGTAATATCAAAACACTATTTCGTCAAATACGCATATCAGAACACATGGTTGATAAGATTGTCAATGGAATTGATGCTGGTGATATGAATCCAAGATTGTTCGAAGTGGCTGGTCAATTACAAGGAAATATCATTGATATGTTAAAAAATGTTCAATTACATGTTATATCAATGCAAGAAGAATTTAGAAGAATGCAAGGTGAATTACCACAAGCACAAGTAATTAATAAATCATTAGATATCACAGATAATAATGAAACTAAAGTTTATACAAACGCAAAGGCTTTATTGAATGATTTAGATAATGAAGAAACTAATGATGATGATATAGTAGAGGATGTTGATTAAATAATAAATAAAAAAATAAGACACAATGAAACCATTAAATGAATTTCAAAATAAAACAGGTTTAGTATTAGAATCATTAGATTTTTCGGGAAAACCAGATAAAACATTAGAAGAAATAGGTAAAGCAATTGAAGGTACACCACTAACAAGTTGTGGTCCAATATTAGATAAACTGTTTGGGGCAAAAAACGTAACTGCATCATTTTCGCCACAATATCACTTTGTGATTAAAGATAAAGGTAAAAAGATTGTTTTGATTAATAAAAAATATGTATCTGATGCAGAACTTATCGTTGATGATAATATTGCAGTAGGGTATATGTAAAATAAACATTAGAATGAAAGCGTTAACACATTTCATAAACGAAGATAAAATACCGGGTGGTAAGTCAGACAATGCACCAGATTCAGATTTCGATGCAGAAGAACTTGCTAAAGGTATCAAAGTTGAATTAGAACATACTGATGATAAAGAATTGGCTAAAGAAATTGCTAAAGACCATCTTTCTGAATTCCCAGATTATTATACAAGACTTATTGATATGGAAAAAGATGCAGAACAAGACGATTCTATAGAAATAGAAGTTGATCTAGATATCCCAGACGAAGATGATATAGAAGATTTAGATGAATCTGAATTGAATGAAAGAAAGGTTAGATTTACTAAGAAAATGAAGAATTCTGCAAAGGTAGTGCGGGAAACAACTGAAGAATTATTTGGAAAAGAAGGCTCAGCAAGACCCTTAGCGGATAAAGTTTTCAAGATTTTCAAAAGAGAATTAAGAATAAAAGCAAAAGAATTAGGTGTGAGTTTAGGACAAGTAAGAACTTGGAAAATAGTGCTTCGTGATATAGACAATCCAAAAGTAAATACCAATATAAGCGGAAAAAAACAAGATTAATTATGAAAAATTTAACGAATTCCTAAACGAAGGGAAAAATTCTAAAAAGATTAAAGAAATTGAAAAGGAAATCAAGTCTTTGAAAGATGAAAACGCTGAAGGTTATGCAACTGAAATTAAAAACCTTGAATATGAATTATCTCAATTGAAAGAATCTTTAAACGAAGGAAAATGAAACATCAAGAAAGGTGACAAAGTAAAGATTAAAAAAGAATATTTAGATGACCCTAAAGAAGCAGACTTGATTTATGTTGTAAAGTCTAATCCTAATTCAAATAATAGAGTTGATATTGTTGACCCTAATTCTAAACTTAGTATTCCTGGTATTGAAAGTGTTAAAGTTGAATACCTTGAAAAACAATAAAATAATATAACTATGTAATGAACATCAAAGAACTATTACTAAAATCACTATATAAAGAAGGTAAACCATCGTCATCAAGAATAATTGCAGCAAACATGCAAATGATTATATTTTTATTTGGGTTAACCGCTATAGGAATTGAAGTGTTCAATGCTGTTATACAATGGAAACAAGGTAAACAACACGTTATTCCATGGGAACATATAACTATTTTAGGTATGTGGTTAGCACATCAACTTACACTATTGGGGATTTACAAATCAAATGAAAGTAAAATTTCTAAGATTGGTGATTCGGTAAATATAAAAACAAGTGTTAAGGAAGATGTACCAAAAGATTAAAGAATACACAGCAATTATTGAATTAATGAAAGATATACACAAATTGGATTTAGTTTTAGAATATCAAGAAAAATTAAAAAAATTACAAGATGAAAAGATATAACCACTTCTTGAATGAAGAAAAAGAATATAAAAATCCTATTGATGATAAAAAGTTTATTGATGCATTAATCAAAACACTTAAATCTATTGGTATGGATGAAATTGAATTAGATGGTAATGATTTAAGTTTTGTTAATCCAACACACTTAGATACTGGTTCTATTGGTAAAATGAAAGATTCTAAAAAAGTAGAACAAGTTATTAAAAAATTTGGTTACGATGATGATGAATTTATTATCAGAAGTAGTTTTATCGAAATTCCGAATGAATATGTAGTAGAAGGTTCTTATTTCGTGGGTGGAAATTCATACAATATGAATGCTGATAGTATGGCTGCATATAATGATATGTCACCTAGTCAAAGAAAAATGTTAGATGATTATTGTAACACGAAATTTGGCAACCAATTTTTAAATTGTACTTATGATGAACAAAGCACCGCAAGGAGTGTTGTTTGGACAACTAAAGAAGATCCAGAAGAAATAGAACGACAAAATGACAAAGATGCGGAGTTTTAATTTGCATTTTACATTTTTTTGTTGTATATTGGGAAAAGTATTTCATTAAATACTAAAAATAGACTACACATGAAAAACTTAAATTATTTCAAAAATTTATTTGAAGCAGAAGATAATACGGGTGCAACCGCTGATAGTGCAAAATCAAGTACTGATATAGAAAAAGGAGAAGAAGATGTATTTATAGAATTATTTTCTGATGAATCTTTCCTAGATGCTTTCAAAAATAGTATTAAACAATATGTGTCTGAAAACCTATTAGATGATGATTATAATTCTTTTTCTGTTTTACCATTCATAGAAATAACATATAAAGACGAAACATATGGTATAAGTGTAGAATTCGAATCGGGTATATCTATTAACATAGATGATGATGGTAAAGTTATAGAAAATGACATATCAGATGTGGATATTATAAAATACAAAACCCCGTTGATGGACAATTTAACCTTAATGGAAAACGAAATAGGAAATGACACTATTGGATTATTTGTAAAAGAAGCTCTACAAGACATCAAAAACGTATCTAGATAATGAAAAATTATAGAAAATTCTTATTTGAAAATAATAAAAATACATACATCGAATTAGTTCAATGGTTATCTACCAAGAACATTAGCGATAAAGTAAATTCTGATGATGATTCTTCGAGGTATTATGTAGAAAAAGAAACCACAAGTACAAAAACTATAATCATATATGGTGAAACCCCAACAGATAGAGTTCTTCTAAAAAATGAACTATTAGATTTTTTAGAAAAAAATGAATTATCATTTACACACAATACCAAAATCGGAGGTACACATGGTAGAACTGAAATCAGCGAAGATACTAGTGGTATTGGGAAAAAACTACACATTCAATATAAATATTCTAGTAATAGTATAGATATACAAGAATTGTTAGTAGGTGCGCTAGTTTTAATAGGTGAATCACATAATGGTACATTGACATTAGTAGAATGTGACAACATTTTAAAAAAATGTAAAGGTACAATTACTAAAATCAAAGGAATAAAAGACCCCGAAAAGTTTTCTGAATTGACAAAGGGTAATTATTTAGATTTAGCACCTAGTATTTCATCTTGTAATTCTATTTTAGAAATAATTAAAGCCGATGGTCAAATTATAAAAGATGCATATTGGACCGGTCAATCTTGGCATAAAGACATTAGATTCTTAAATCCACCAATTGGTAATATTAAAGATTATAATTCATCTGATATCATATTTAAAACAAATGGTATTAATGGTGATGTTTTTTATGGTTTTTCCCTAAAAAAGAAAGGTAAACGAACAGATGCCGACCCGACGTTAATAAACAAAACAATTACGGGTAAAAGAAGTTTCTTGAAAGGTATAATTCCAGATAGTGAAATTAAAAAAATAGAAGATTCTAAAATAGAATTTTTCAAATTAGTATTGAAAGGTGAATTTAAAAATCTCAACCAATCTGTTATAAACAAAATGAAAGAAAATGAAATTAAAGATTACATAAAGCAACTAAATAATGAAGATGTTGCTAAATATTTGAAATCTTCTGATAGTATATTTTTCAAAACTATTGGTGAAACACTACCTAAATATGCAACTGATTTTATCAAAGGGTTTTTAGAGCTCATATTCAGGACTAAATTATCAAACACACTAGAAAGTACAGATTTTAAATTTAATTTGAACACAGGGATCGGTAGGGTTAATAAGAACTATGTTACAACAGAACCCGCAGAGAATAAAGATTTAGCAACAACTATAGAAGTATTAACAGATGTTTTCAATAGTAAATTAACTATTGAAAAAACAAAAGGTAAACTACAAGCTTGGGATAAAGGTACAAAAGCAGCAAAAATATTTTATACTATATATTCGAATGCATTACCAATTCTAGACATAGAAATAAGATATAAAGGTTCATTCACGGCAGAACCACAATTTCAAGCAACTGCAACACCTAATTTTAAAAACTTATTTAAAAATTAGAACCAAATATCACTTGCATCAAAATTAGTATCATTCGTACCTAAGTTGTTGAAATCGTCTATTAAGAAATCAGTACTTTCGTCTAAACTAACACCATTTTCCATTAATGTATTGATATGTTGTTTGTTTTCATCATCTAACATTTCGAATGCCTCTGCCACTAAATCAATAAATATAACATCTCTAAATATTTCTACAAGATTAACACATGCCATAACAGTATCATCATGTCCAGTACTTGCTTCGTAAGATCCAGATTTATTCCTATTAAAATGATTAAATTCTTCACATGTCCACTTGTCAAATATAACAATTGTCCTATTATCTATTAAATTCTTCACCTCTGCACAATTTCTCGGTTTAGTTTCTTTATCTTGTCTTAAACCAATTTTTTTCTTTATTGCACCTTTTCTATGATATGTTTTCAAATATACAGAATCATCATAAAGTGAACCCCCATATAAATGTTTCATCTTTTCATCGAAAAAAGATCCATATGTATTCCATTCTAAAACTATTCTAACTTTGTCTATATCAATAAATTTATTACTAAAAACGAAATTATATACTAGTTTAGCAAAATCTTCTATACCTACTAAATTATCTCTAAATATTCCTATTTGCTCCAAATAAAAATGTTTCTCCAATTGAAAAACTTCGTTTTCTAAAACTGTTATATCCCTTTCTATCTTAGGACTAACTTTGAAAATCTGCATAACCGTATAATCCCTACCAACACCCTCTGCCAAATCTATACTAAAAAATAGTGTATCCCTTTTTAAATTTTCTATATCATACGATTTTTTAAATAATAAATTTTCATAATTCAAATTAAAATTATCTAAATATTCAAATTCGTGATGAACAAAATCGGTAATGTTAGATTTTAAATAATTCAATTGTTTTGCCGACAACAACAATAAATCACTTCTTTGAAACGCACAGGCAAATTGTTCATTAAATGCATCTGATCCCATAATAGCAATCTGTTGATCTGCCCAAGATTCATCTCTCCCCGGAACATCCCACCAAGGTATCATCATATGACTAAACCCATTCCTACCTTCTACTGCTTGTTGATATAATTCCTGAAACAATTCATATCCATTGGGTGTACTTGTCATTATTAACTTAGAATTTGGATCAGCCGCCATTACTGGATAAATATTGTCCCAAAAACTACGTTGTATGTTTTGTCTTACGTGAGCAAACTCATCCAAAAACAACAAGTGTATGGTAAATCCAATCGCAGCCTTATCTGTAGTTGTAGTCGCCAATATCCTAGAATTAGCATCTGTCATCAAACTAAACATGTTCCAAGAAAATAAACCGGGTTTTAACCAAAAAGGTAGATGGGAAATGATAGACTTGACCTTTTCTAAAATCTCTTTACTTGTATCCCCTTTATTTGAGGCTATCATAATATTTTTATCTGGGTGAAAAATCAAAAACCAAGTTAAAAAGATTCCAGCAACCACAGTATTGTGACTTAGAATATCATTTGTATAATATCTATGTTCAAGAGTATCAATAGTTAGATCAAACATACCAACAGAAACGGGGTATGATGTAATAGAAACTACCCTAGAGGCACCTTGCTTAGTATATAAATAATCATCACAAGTTAAATCTTTAACATATTTTTCTTTTAATTCGTGTGTGAACACTATGTGATTATCTGCACATTCTAAAAATAATCCATTTTCTAATAAAAGTGTATAAACTTTATATGGTTGTGTTGTGTGTAATTTTGTTGCCTTGACCCAACCATTGTCAGATTCAACTTCTATATCAATATCAAAACTGTTTATTAATTTCTTATCAACATCATTTTCATCTAAATCTATATTTCTATATTGATACTTTTCTATCATTTGTATCAAAAATAGAATAAGTAATTTTATGTTGTTTTTTAGCATTTAAATATATATTTTAACTATAAATTACCACTCGAAAAATAATTAGAAACTAACTATTTTTTCAAATTTGTAGTTTAATGTATAGTATTTAAACAATCTAAATGTGATTATTTTCTAAAAACACATTAACATTTTCATTAGTCACTTCCTTAAATTCAGTTTTTCTAGCGTATAATTTTTTCGATTTTCTTATTTATAATTATTATAAATATCACATTTGTTGAAAAATAATTAAAATAAATAAAATATTTTTTTTGTACGTGCATGTAATAATTGTATTAGTTCTCCGGGGGAAATATATATACTCTTAGTACTCTTAGGGAATTTGTTTTTAGTAGAAAGAATAAAGACTATTAGCCAAGATAATAGAAAAGGTTCTTTGTCCTTTGATATATTATTTTCATATAATTCTATATTTCTATATTGATACTTTTCTGTCATTTGTATCAAAAATAGAATAAGTAATTTTAGGTTTTCCTCTTGTCATATTTAACGATGAAAGTAAAAGTACAAAAACTGGGATTTAGAGCTTTTACCTGAAATATATGAATAGTTATTTAGAACCATTATGAATTATATTTTATTTGTCGAGAATCTACTATTATGTTACACTTTTTGATTCAATAGTATATGAATGAACTCAAAGAAGAAATAAAATCAGCAAATAGTTTAATAGGTAACAAAAAACTTAACACTAAAATCAAAGAAGCGACTGCGGATTTAGATTGTAAAAGCATTAAAGAAAGAACATTTTGTGTTTTAAATGATGTTACAAAAATACCTAAATGTTCTTGTTGCTCAAAACAAGTAAGATTCGACAAATTAAAAAACGAATATAATAGATTTTGCTCATTGTCTTGTTATAGTATGTGGAGAAAAGAAAATAAACTGTTTAGAACTAATACTACAAACGAAAAACTACTTAAAGATAAAGATAACTATGTTCAATGTAAAGTCTGTGGAAGCGCTGTAAAATCAATAGCATCCCACGTAAAACTAAGTGGTGATGATATTCACAAAAACTGGGATTTAGAACGATATAAAAAAGAATTTCCAAATGAACCTATTATAGCAAAGAATACAAGTAAAATTCTGTCTGAAAAAAGTAAAGGTGAAAACAATGCTATGCATAGTAGTAAAACTACTAAAGAATTTAGACAATCAATATCACCATTTTCTATTGAATTTTACAAACGCAAATTTTCAAACGAATCTTTAGAACAACAAGAAAAAAGATTAAAAGAATTCATAAGTACTGTTGATTATGATAGTAGATTAACAGAAAGCCAATTAGATTATTGGATTGAAAAATGTAATGGTGATGTAGAACAAGCAAAAGAACTATACAAAGAAAGACAATCAACTTTTACAAAAGAAAAATGTATCAAGAAATACGGTGAAGAAAAAGGCTTAGAAGTTTATAATGATAGACAAGAAAAGTGGAGTATAATAATGGAAGAAAAATACCAAAATGGTGAATATCATAGAAGTAATGGTAGTAATATTAGTTCATTAAATTATGAAATAGTAGAATATTTACCAAAAACTAAATATTGTTTAGAAAATGAATGGTTCATACACACAGGTAAACGAATATATTATTATGATTATAAATTAGGAAACAAAATTATTGAATTTAATGGTGATTATTGGCATTGTAACCCAGAAATATATGAGAGTACTTTTTACAATAAATCAAAACAAATGTATGCACAAGAAATATGGAATTTTGAAGTTATTAAATTACAAGCAGCAAAAGATAATGGTTTTGAGGTTTTAACGATTTGGGAATCAGATTTTAAGAAACACAAAAAAGAAACCTTACAACGATGTGTGGATTTCCTAAAAGAATAAAATAGGACAAAAATTGTCCTATTTATCTAATTTACTATATGACCAATATAACCCGTATTTCAAATAATCTAAAAAGGTTCTTTGTCCTTTGATATATCTGAACCACAATTTATAAATAGGAATAGTACCAATACCTTTGACATTTACGTAAGTGCTTGATAATGAGCACTTTCCAATTTGTCTGCTGCCCACTAAAACATTATTTTTTTTTGTCTGATAGTTCAATAGCATTTGTTCTTGATAAGGATACAATTCTATATGACCTATACCTTTTGGTGTCATCAGTTGAACATATTTATTAGCAAAGTGTAATATGTCTTTTTTACATTTCTTAAACTCTACTAGTTCTTCTGGTGTCATTTGAAAAGCAACTCTACCTTTTCTAAGTTGTGGGTTTTTGTCAAAAAAGGGATTTTTTGCTTTGTTTAGGTCTAGACCATAATTGTCAAATTTGTCTATTAGTTTATCTACTAGTTCAGTTGTCCATATTTCAGAATCGAATTCTGGCTCTTCTATGCTACTAAATTCTTCACCGAATGATGGTATGAATTCTTTTTGTAGGAATCTTTGTTGTTTTGCCATATGTTATTTAACTTTATTAAATAAATCAAACACACTTTTTAAAATAATGTTTGTATAAATAATCTTTAATATGTATAACTATGGAATTAACAAATGACCAAATAGATGGGAAATTCAATAAGACATTGTTGACTAAATATATAGAGGGTGTTATTTCTACACAACCCTTGGACGGTGTTTTAGATAGTTTAACCTATCATTTAGAAGTTTATGGTGAAAATGAGTCAATTGAATCAATAGAAGCTATTGATAAAAGTAAAGTTGAATATGTTATTTTAGTTACTAAACTTTCAACTATGATAGAAATCTTTAATATATTAAAGAATGATGATAATATAGTTATGGTAGACGAATTAGAAAAAGAGATAATTAGATTCCAAGACTTAATTTCCGAATCTATTAAAAAAACCAATAAAGAGCTTATTAATGAATAGAATGAAAAAAGAAGAACGAATTATTGAGTTTGTTACCAACAGAGGTGTCGAAATCAAACTACTAAAGAAAACCGAAAAATATTATATTTTAGTTTCTGATAGTAAAAAAAAGGTTAAAAATAAAAAAGTTTTTGATTCTTTAGATATGGATACGTCTATGCAACAATTCTTTAAAGTTTGTAATTTTTTCACCAAAGAACTGAGATAATGAAAAACCTTTTACCAGAAAGAAGTATTGACCTAAGAGATAGAGGTGGGATTGTTTTTTATGAAGACACTCATGCTTATTACAATGTTGATGGTGTGAAATACACGGGTATGACTACGTTTCTAAAGAAATTCGAAGGATCTGAGTTTGATAGTGAAAAAACCGCACGATACAAAGCAATTAAAGAAACCCTCCCAGAATTAGAATTTAAAAAACTTAAAAAGTTAATAACTACAAAGTTACATGAACCAAGTAGAACAGCATGGACTAAGGTTCATTTGTTCTATGATAAATTGTGTGAAACCTCAGATGAATTGCGTAATAATTTATCTGAAAAAAGACAAGGGTTTTTAAATGAATGGGAAAAGTCAGCGGTAGATGGATCTATTGAACACGATAAGAGAGAAAAAGATGTAATAGAAAATGGTATTACTTGGAACGGTAAATATTATCCATATGTTGATAAAACTATATTAGACATTACCGATAAAGATGTTTGTGTGATTCCAGAAATCTTAGTGTGGAATCACGAGTATAAGTTATGTGGACTTATAGATTTACCTATATTTGATAATGGGAAGATTCATATTTTGGATTATAAAACAAATAAGAAAATTGAAAAAAGTGGTTTTTTAGGAGCTAAGATGAAAGGACCATTTAGATCACATCAAGATTGTAACTATTCTAAATATTCGGCACAGTTACATGGATATCTAAAAATGGCATGTGATTTAACAGGGTTAGAATCTGGAGAGTGTTGGATCATCTGTACATCTAGTAAAGAACATAAAAGAAAAAAAGATATACACATAGAATGTATTGATATGAGTAAAGAAATAAATGAAGCATTTAAAATCTTTAAAATAGGTTAATATGATTAGTAAAGAAGACGAAAAAAAGGTATTAGAATTTTCTAAATTATATAGAAAACGAGCAGACAAAGTTAATGGGTATAAAGATCAATTACAAGAATTACAAGAAAGGATTACTAAGGAATTAGAAGACATGAAAGAAATGAGGGAAAGTGAATTATCATTTTTAGATGAGTTAAGAAACAAGTATGATTCGACACCGGAAGAGATAATTCAATTAATACAAAAAATAATTACAATAAATGAATAAAATTAATATTATCAAGCGTAATGGTACACTAGAAGAATTGAATATTGAAAAAATTAATAAAGTTTTAATATGGGCAACTAAAGATGTTTCTGATGTTAGTGCATCAGAAATAGCTATGAATGCTAATTTGCAATTTTATGATGGTATATCAAGTTCAGATATTCAACAAGTTCTTATTAGTTCTTGTGTAGATTTAATAAGTGAAGATTCTCCAAATTATGACTTAGTTGCTGGTAAACTTTATAATATGTATTTGAGAAAAAAAGTTTTCAATACATTTAATTATTTACCTACACTTTATCATCACATACAGTCTATGGTAAAAAAAGGTTGGTATACTAAAGAATTATTAGAAAAATACACAAAAGAAGAAATTGATGATATTGGTAATAAAATTTTAAACCATAAAAAAGATTGGGACTATACATATGCATCTATTCGGCAAATGAGCGACAAATATCTAATAAAAAATAGAAAAAGTGGTGAAATTTTTGAAACCCCACAATTTATGTATATTGCTATTGCTATGTGTGTATGTGCAGGAATAGAAGATGATAAAAAAAGATTTCAAGATATCAAATCAAAATATAACGATTATTCAGATTTTTATATATCTTTATCAACACCAGTTGTTTCTGGTATTAGAACAAATACAACACAATATAGTTCTTGTACACTTATAGAATGTGGAGATTCTATTAATTCTATCAATGCAACATCTAATGCAATTGTTAGTTACACCGCAAAAAGAGCAGGTATTGGTATGAATGTGGGACGAATAAGAGCAGAAGGTGATTTAATTAGAAATGGTGAAGTTGTTCATACTGGTTTAGTTCCCTTTCTAAAGACTTTTGAAACAAATACTAAGGCAGTTCATCAAAATGGATTAAGAGATGGTGGCGGCACTGCACACGTACCTATATGGCATAAACAAATCGAGGATGTAATAGTTTTAAAAAACAACAAAGGTTCTGATGAAAAAAGGGTTAGAAAACTGGATTATAGTATACAGTTTTCTAAAATATTTTGGAAAAGATTCTTAGATAATGGTATGATTACATTATTTTCCCCAAATGATGTACCTGATTTATATGACAATTTTGGATTAGAAGCCTTTGATAAACTTTATGAAAAATACGAAGCAGATTCTACTATATCTAAAGAATTTGTAAGTGCTAGGGAATTGATTAGTGATATTATACAGGAACGTTTTGAAACCGGTAGAATTTATATTATGAATATAGATAATGCTAATTCTCATAGTACTTTCGATACAGAAAATGGAAATAGAATTTCTATGAGTAATTTATGCCAGGAGGTTTTACTCCCAGTGAGCCCCTTGAATCACGAGGACGATGGTAAAATGATTTTAAGGTATGTCCTCATAGAAAGTGATAAAGTTGAGCAATTTAGAGAATGGTACAAATCAAACGATATTTATATCACAGGAGATAGTTTTGGATCTTTAACTGAATTATTACATCCTTGTACCGGTAGGACAGATTTTGTAATTAGCACTAGTCAACATGCACCTAATGGTTTTGATGCGATCCCAGTAAAAGTTGAAGTAGTTTATGGTGACAAACCGGCTGAGATTGCATTGTGTACACTAGCAGCAGTTAATCTTGGTAAGGTAAGAGACTATAGGGAATTAGAAAGAATTACAAAGAATATTGTTGACACTTTAGAGTGGGTAATAGATAAACAAGAATATCCTATGTTTGCTGCGTTAAAAATGTTAAAACGTAGGAGTTTAGGTATAGGAGTTACTAATTTTGCGTATTGGATGGCAAAAAGAGGTTTCAATTACGAAGACCCATCAGCATTAGAAGAAATAGATCGTTTATTTGAACACTTTACATATTATTGTTTAAAAGCATCAAATGGGGTTGCAAAAGAAAAAGGTGCTTGTGAATGGTTTCATAGAACAAGAATGTCAAAAGGTGAATTGATTATTGATAATTATAATAAGAATGTTGATAAATTAGTTAAAAGAAAATTAGATTTAGATTGGGATGTTTTAAGAAAGGATATTAAACAATATGGTATGAGAAATTCTACCCTTATGTGTTTTATGCCAGTAGAAAGTTGTAATTTTTTTAAGACTAAAATAGAAGTTGATAATCCTATTTTTAGTATTGAATTAGAGGATGGTACAATCAAAGAGTTTTATTATAATGATGAAGTGTATCTTAATAATGGTGACTATAAATTAGTACAAGAAATAGTAGAAGGTGATGATATTATTATTTAGAATAATAAAATGAGTTCTACTGACATAAAAGAAAATAATTTGATAACTTTATTGAGTAAATATACAAAACAATAATACTTATGGAAATAAAGTTATCAAATTATTTACAAGAATATAAGAACAAACCAAATTGTGTTATATCTTTTGTAAGAAACCTGAGTTTTTTTAATAAATTAGATTTTCTAACAGATCAGCAGTGGAAAGATATATGTGATTATTATATCAACTATACTGAAAAGTCTGTTGGTAAGTCTAATAAAATTATTTCAGTTAAAGGTGGGACAGCAATTAGAAGAATTATTACAGCATATTACAATTCTACTAGGTGGGTTTATATATCAAAATATAATATGGTTATGTTTGTCAATTGGCGTATGCAAAATACCAAAGTACCTAATGCATCAATTGAGTTTATTTCAGCACTATTTAATGGTAAATCTGAACATATTGAAAAATATCAATTAGATAAGAAGTCTAATCGAAAATCACAATATGACCCAGAATATGTATCTAAACGAGATGGTATTTCTTTAGAAGAAGCTAAAAATCAAATAGAAAAGTTCAAATCAGACAAGGCAACAACTAAAGAAAATTTCATTAAAAAACACGGTAAGAAAAGGGGGGAAGAAATGTGGGAAAGACACAAAACAGTTTCAAGACACTCTGAATCCATTTATATTGAAAAGTATGGTGAGGTTGAAGGTAAAAAGAAATGGCAAGAATATTTAGTTGCATTTAAAAAAGAAAATAGGCGGTGTATTGTATATTATACAAGTCGTGGTTATAGTAAAGACGATGCAATAGAAGAAGTTTCTAAATATCAAAAAGAAAATTCTGGTACACATCCTGATTATTATAGGAATCTTGGATATAGTGAAGATGAAATAAAAGAAATATTATCAAAAATTAATTCAAAGAAAGATGCGGCATCGTTAAAGTTTTATATTAATAAATTTGGTGAAAAGTTAGGAAAAGAAAAATATTACGATAATTGTGATAGATTATTTGAAATAGGGTCGAAAGGACTAGGAACAGGTGGTGTTTCTAAAATATCATTAGACTTATTTGAGAATTTAGGGGTTGATTACAACAGAGAGCTACCACTAAAAGACAAAACTAAAAACCGGAGTTATTTTTATGACTTCAATATTGACAATAAAATAATTGAATTTAATGGTGATTACTGGCATTGTAACCCAATTAAATATAGTGCAGAGGATTTAGTAAAATATCCAGGGGGGTCTTTTCTAGCAAAAGACAAGTGGAAACAAGATAGACAAAAAATAGAATTTGCCAAATCACAAGGATATGATGTTTTAGTAGTTTGGGAATATGATTATAAAAACAATAAAGAAGCAACTATTAATAAAATAAAAAAATTTTTAGAAACATGAAAGTTATCAATATAACAAAACGAGAAAACACTTCTATTAAATCAATAGAGGATATTAATTTAGAACAAGGTTTAGATATGGAAATCTTACACAAAGAAAATAAACAACAATGGATTAACTTTGAAAAACCATTTTACGTACCTACACTAGAAGGTAACAAAAAAGTTGATAAAATTTGGTTTAATGGTATTACTAAAATTAACGAAATAGTATTTGATGATGGTAATAGTTATAAAATGACCAATAATCATAAACTTTTACTTTCTAATGGTGAGTGGGTCGAATCCAAAAAACTAAGAGTGGGTGACAAGATTCAAGATAAATCTCAAAATAAAACACATACTATTACTGAAATAAAATGGCAATCTGAAGAAGTACCTACTTACGATATGGAAGTTTCAGATGTTCATCATTATTTCTTCGACAATGGGGTTGTTTCCCATAATTCATCCGTTATTAGTAATAGTACAAATGGTTTAGAACCACCTAGAACACCTATACAAGTTAAGACTAGTAAAGCTGGTGCAATTAAAATGGTTATACCGGGATATTCTAGATATAAAAACAAATATACATACGCATTTGATATGAGTAGTAACGAAGGTATTATTAATATACACAGTGTTATTCAAAAGTGGACAGATCAAGCTATTTCTTGTAATCACTATTATGACCCTAAGAAATTTGAAGATGGTAGAGTACCAATGGATATAGTAGCCAAAGATTTATTACAATTTTATTCATATGGCGGTAAACAATTATACTATGCCAATACATTTGATGGGAAAACCGAAGATCACACGGATAAAATGAATGAAAAACTAGAAGACTTACCAACAGAAGACAACCCTTTGGAAAGTGGATGTGGAGATGCGTGTGTTTTATAAGTAACTATCAATCAGAATATTACTAAACCCTATCATTAATTTGGTAGGGTTTTTTTATAAAAAGTAAAATAAAACTTGTTTTTTTCATTTTTAATGATTATATTACGAAGTGACCAAAGTATACTATTATGAGTGATATAAAAAACAATACAATATTAGGACAAGATTTATTTGATTATGATTTCAAAGATTCATTAGTCTTACACATCCCACATTCAAGTCTATCTATCCCATCCAGACAAGATTATTTATTGACTGACGAAGAAATAAACAAAGAAATACTTAAATTGACAGATATAGGTACAAATGTCATTTTTGACTTAGATTGGCCAGTTAGAAAAGTTATATTCCCATGCAATAGAATTTATTGTGATGTTGAAAGACTTCCAGATGTAGATGAAATAATGTTTCAATATGGTAGAGGATTCTTTTACACCAAAACAGACGATGGTAGGGATTTAAGAACTGAACGCGATAAAGGATATGTGGAATATATTTATCAAAAACACCACGAAAATTTAACATCAGAAGTAAAAGACGCATTGCGAAGACAAGGGGTTGCAACTATTATTGATTGTCATTCATTTAGTGATACACCATTTGAAACCGATTTGATTAAAGAAGGTAATAGACCAGATATTTGTTTAGGTACCGATGAATTTCACACACCAGATTGGTTGACTAAGAAACTTAAAACTTATTTCGAAGGGTTAGGGTATTCAGTAAAGATAAACAATCCTTATAGAGGAACTATTGTGCCTTTAAAGTACTATAACAAAGATGTTAATGTTAACAGTATAATGATTGAGGTTAATAGGAAGTTATTCATTGAAAATCATAAAGTTGATTATTTCAAATTACTTGGATTAAATAAAGTAATGAAAAATATGTTCAATTGATGAAATCCATAAAGGAACTTATAAAATATAATAACTATAAAAATAAAATGACCAACCATATTATCATGGAAGGTTTTTTGTCATTAGACGAAGGAAAAACAAACGTAGATGTTGTTAAATTGATTCAAGATAATGAATTTGATTCAGACCCTAAAGAATTTAAGAAATCTTTAAGTAAATCTAAACATCAAGAAATGTTGACTGAATATGATGTTAAGGATTTAAAGAAAATGAAACTTTTCAAATTGAAAGGTTATAATATTGGATTTGCATTGAAGAAAAAAGATGGTAAACACCAAGAAATTGTTGCTGTTCATAATAACGAACCTAATGTTAAAGGTATCGGTAAAGACCTAATGAAAGCCGCAATTGCTAATGGGGGTGTATATCTTGACCATTTTTCAGGATTCTTAGATAGTTTTTATTCTAATTTAGGATTTGTTGAATATGATAGGGATGCATTTGACCCACAATATGATGAAGATGGTTCTTTTCGAGCTAAATATGGTGAAGCAGATGTTGTTTACCGAAAATTAAAGAAATAGAATGATTCATTTAAGTAATTTTCTAAATGAAGAAAAGAATGAAGGTATTGATTATAGATTTGAACACATTGATAGTTATGGTGGACAATCTAATTATGAACTAGGAATGTACTTGAATGGTAACATTTTAGGTATGGTAGAATACACACTATTTAACAAACAATTAACAGTTAGTAATATAATAGTTGTTCCTAAGTATAGAAGAAAGGGTGTTGCCTCTAGAATGATGCAAATGGTTAAAGATAAACACCCGGATTTTAAATATATACCTTCGATGAAAACTGACGATGGATCAAAATTTAAACATAAAAAAATTAAAGACTTGTATAGTCTTGATTAAATATATAAAAGTAAATTAAAAAAGATATTACAAATGAATAACCTAAGACAATTTATAAACGATGGTAGGGAAACACACGGACTAGTTAAGACAAACGAATCAAAAACTATCAATGAAGGATTTAAAGTTGATGATGTTGTGTACAACACAAGAACTAAAACTATAGGTATTGTGAGGATGGAAGAAGAAAGGGGTGAAGTGAAAACGGATGCTGATGGCAATGTAGATGTAGATGAATTGGAGAAATACAATCCAATGAAATATAAACACCAAGAAAAAGCTGATATTGCACCATCTACTAAAAAAGAAATAGAAAAAAGAAAATTATTTAAACCGTTTTCGTTAGATGAATCAGAAGAAATAAACGAAGCATCTTTTCCAGAACAAAAGAAAGCAATACAACAATTAGAAAATTTACTAAAGGCAATGAAAGAATTATCAGATTCTTGGACAGAAGATAGTACTGATTTTTATCACGATAATTTAACAAAAGATTATCCGTTTGCTGGATCTTTTGACGATTTAACATACGATGCTACGACATGGGTTAAAGAATCTATCAAGAGATTGAAAAAAGCACAACCATCTGATTAAAGACATACGTTTTTAGGACCGTATATAGCTTAGGCTAATAAAAAGGAAAGAAGTTCGCTACTACTTTCCTTTTTTTATTACATTAAATATCTTGATGAAAAGAAGTGTGTATATAATAAAGAACGTAGAAAATGAACACATAAAGATTGGTATAGGTTTTAATGCTTCCAAACGTCTCAAACAACTTCAAACTGGTTCATCTTCAAAACTAGAATTGGTTTACGAAAGAGAAGTTGAATATGCATCAAGAGTAGAAAAAGCATTACATTCAATTTATTCAATTTTTAGGGTACATGGTGAATGGTTTCAAATACCGGACTTAAATGTTAAAGAATTTGATTCACGAATAACTTTATATGAAAACAATTTCATTATACTGAATGAAAATGAAAACCCATTCATCTAGTAATTATTTTAATATCTTTATTTATTAATCCACCTAAGTGATAAACATCCCCTTGTTTCATGTTTCTAATAAACACATCTTCCATCGTTGGTAAATATGGTTTACAGTAATTAAGCATTTCATAATTTTTACAAGTTAAAAATTCATTATATGCTGCAACCATGACTAGTTTTCTTTCAAATTCATCAAAATTTTCATATTGTGCTAAATAAACATATCCTACTATATCGTGAGTGTTATTATTAGCGTACTTTAGACATTCACTATAGTTTTTAATGTTGTAGTATATCTTACATAAATTTTCTTTATATATTTCATTATCCGTGAATTCATACATTTTTTTGTTTATATATATCATAGTATCTAAAGATGGGTTCATTTCAATTAATTTATTACCCATTTCAATATCACCGCTTTCGAATCTTGTATACAACCAAGATTTATTTTTTATGCATCTATTTATGTAGATTTTTTGCATTTTTTCCTTATATTTTTCAGATATACTAATAATAGAATTATAAGTGGAATCATATTTCTCTATGTTTATTTGTTTAAAGTCATATTCTTTAGTTAATACCAAAAAATATAAATAATTGATTTTTTCATCTCTATATTTTAGATTTTTATAGAATCTATATATATCATTTAATTCTTCTATAGATATATTTTTATTACTCTTTGTATACCATAAATAATGTGCCTTTTTTTTCATTAGTTCTGGTGTTTCCCCAAAATATTTCATTCTATTTTCTAAAATAATAACGATAGAGTCTAAAATATTATCAGTATCTTTTCTGGTTTTCAATAAATTAATATAGGTGTTATAACCCATAATATACACATTTTCATCATAATCTGGGTACTCATTCAAGATACTATATATCATTCTGGTACAATATTCATATTGTTTTTCATTGTATAGTTGATGTAAAAATCTATAGTCGTTTTCTTGCGAATAGGATTTTATGGATAGTATAAATACAATAAAGAATAATATAAGTTTCATATGATGAATTTTTTTACTATGTATTTAAAATTTATAATTTAAATTCTACTTAAAATAATATCATCTTTATGTTAAGTTTTTGTTAACAAAAATATTATATATAAAAAACACATTTAAATAATAAAGAAAATAATATGTCAAAGGATAACGAATATATCGAAAGTATAATAAATAAATTAAATTGCGACCACACCAAACAACCAATGTTTTTTGGTGAACCATTGAACCTTCAAAGATACGATAGAACTAGATATAAATCAAATCTATCATTTTTTAAAGAACAACTTTCATTTTTTTGGCGACCAGAAGAAATTTCTTTAGAACAGGAATCTGCTGATTGGATAAAAATGTCAGATGCACAGAAACACATATTTATTAAGAACTTATCATATCAAATTCTTTTAGATTCTGTTCAATCTAGGGGTATCAATAATATTATACAATACGCATCAAACCCCGAAATAGAAGCATTTGGTGCGGCGTGGTCATTTTCAGAAACAATTCATTCGTATAGTTATTCGTGGTTGATTATGAATTTATTTAGTAAACCAAGTGATGTTTTTGATGAAATTTTAAACGACGAAGAAATTTTGAAAAGGGCCAGTTCTGTTACAAAATACTATGATGAGTTAATAGAAAAAACTGGTGATGGTTCATCCGAAAAGGATTTAAAAAAACAATTCTATTTGACACTAGTTTCTATTAATATTTTAGAAGGTATTAGATTCTATGTTTCATTTGCATGTGCATATGGTTTTGCGGAACGACAATTAATGGAAGGAAATGCAAAAATTATTCAATTAATACAAAGAGATGAAAACTTACACTTAGGGTTTACTCAATTTGTGTTGAAAAAACTAAAAGAAGAACCTAGTGAAGGATTTCAAGAAATTGTTGAGGAATGTGAACCTTTAGTTATTCAAATGTATAAAGACGCTGCACAAGAAGAAATTGAATGGGCAAATTATTTATTCAAAGATGGTGAAATGATTGGATTGAATTCTGAAATATTAAAACAATATATGATGTTTCTAACAAATAGTAGGATGAAAGTTATTGGTCTTAAACCAATTTTCGATTCTATCAAGAATCCTATACCATGGATAAAAAATTGGACAGATTCTAAATCTATACAAGTTGCCCCACAAGAAACCGAAATAAGTTCATATGTCATAGGGTCAATGAAAAACAACATATCAAAGGCCAATTTCAAAGACTTTAAAAATTTATTATAATGATTCCTAAGAAATTACATTATGTGCATACAAAAAAATTAACTAAAGTTGAAAAAGAGTGGATTGAACAATCCAAAAAAAACAATCCCGATTTTTCAATTAACATATGGGACGAAAGTAATACAAATAATTTAGACATTTCGAAATCTAAAATAATTTCAAGAGAAGGTGGTATTTGTGTTTCTCCCAATATCGTTTTCGTAGATAAAATACCTAGTGAATGGTTAGAGTTTAAAGCAATAGTTTCTAAAAAAGATGACTGGTACTTATCTAGTGAAATAATGGGAGGTAATAAAAACTGTAGGTTTTTTGTTAATTTCTATACTGAAAATTTTGATATTACGTCATTGGCATTCAAAACATTTGGACACTATTCTTTGAAAAACCCCAAAAATAACAAATTGGTCGATTCAGATTTATTTAAATGTTTAGAAAAACCTAAACTATTCCCACACAATTTTAAAAAAATATTGAAAGATGATAGTATTTATAAAAAAATGTGGGATAATATAACATCTAACAAAAAATCCAAGTTAAATGTAATAGAAATATGACAAGTTTAAAAGTTAGTTGTATAACACCAACGTTAAATGTTTTACCCAAATTAAAAGTTGCTATTGAATGTTACTTGAACCAAACACATTCTAATAGAGAAATGTTGATATTATTTTACGACCACGATGAAAAAACAAAAGAATATCTATTAGGTTTAAGTAAAGAATGGTGTAAAGAAAATAATATTAGAATTTTTCATTATCATCATGAAAGTAAAAACAAATTAGGCTCTATTATAAATTTCCTAATTAGTAAAGTATCTGGTGAATATACTATGATTTGGGATAGTGATGATTGGCATCACCCACAAAGAATAGAATCTCAACTAAATCACTTGTTATTGAATAAAAAAATTTCATGTACATTAGATTCTGTTTTGATATACTCACACCGACATAAGGATATTGTAATTTCTAATAAAAGATTAGACACAGGGTGGGAACAAACCTTATTGTGCAAAACAGAATATATACCACCGTATGAAAATCAACAATCTAAATACGACACACCAGTATTATGTTATCTAGTTGACAATGAAATGAATTGTGTACTAGAAGAAACTAGTATGTATATGTATACTATACATAATAATGCAAATGCTAGTTCTAATAAACATATGGACAAATTATATGAAACCGGTACAAAAACAAAAATAGATTATACCAATATCATAAAAAAGATAACGAATGAATAAAGTATCATGTGTTACTGTAACTAGAAACCGTGTTGATTTGTTAAAGAAATGTATAGAATATTTCAATTATCAAACACACGAAGAAAAAGAATTAATAATTGTTTATTACAATACTGATATTGAAACCAAAAAGTTTTTAGATAACAATAAAGATTCACTAAATGAACAAAACATTTTTTTTCACATGTTTGTTGAAGATATTGGGTTATATTTGGGGGCAATTAGAAATTATGCCATTCAAAAAGCATCTGGGGATTGGATTTGTATTTGGGATGATGATGATTGGTATTCAAATGATAGAATAGAAAAACAACTGAATTTTTGTTTAGTTAATAATTTAATAGCCACATCATTGAGGAGTATATTAATTTATTCCAATAAATATCAAGATTTAAAATTATCTTTCGAAAGATCAGAAGGTTGGGAAGGTTCTTTATTTGTTAAGAAAGAACACATACCAAGATATAGGAATTTAGCAAAAGGTGAAGATACTCCAGTTTTATTAGATTTAGTTTATAATCACGAATATATGACACAATTCGAACCAGATCTATATGTTTATATATTTCACGATCAAAATATATCTGGTAATAGACACAAACAAACTATTTTAGATAATTCATATGAATTAGATATTAAAAAACAAAGAACTTTTAAGCAAAAACTAGATTGGATATGAAAATTAATAAGTCCGAACACATAACAAGATATTTTATTTCATTAGAAAATAGAGAATATATTAGATTAGTAGAAAAAGATATACATAGTAAAAATAAAATTTCTTGGATGTTAATAGAAAATGATGTATACTATATGATAGAAGAAGAAGAATTTTCTGAATTAGAAAAAAAATTCTTAAAACAGTTAGAATGAACTATTAAACTTCTAAAGATGTGGTGATATTCTTTCACTTTTTCATAGAAAAGTAAGTTTAAATTTTTAAAAACCTCATATGTTTTTCATCACATATGAGGTTTTTTGTTTTTGATTAAATAATAAAAAAGAATTCAGGTGTTAGATATAACATTAATCGAAAACATATACAATTTTCTTAGGGATATAGAAACCGATGGGTTCTTTGCAAGGGAAATTAACTTAAAGGTTATAACAAAATTGAGAAATGGTTCATATTATAAGAAATATAAATCATTAACAGATTTATATGAACAAAATAAAACTATATTAGATAACTTCAAACCAAATAGATATTGTGTAGTTGGTGACTATTGCTTTATTGAAAACATAAAGTTTGAAAACACCGTACCTAACTACAATTCTGAATTTTTTTATTACAACATAACTAGTACAAACCCAACTATTAGGAACAAAACTAATTTTGATTATAAAAGAAACGAATTCTATGATTATGACAAAAGTAAATATATAGAATACTTAAAAAATTCATTACTTGAAAATTTGGAAAGAAATATAGATTTAGCTAATACTAGAATTAGTTCATATGTAGATGCATGTTATGTAGACCCAAATTACGTAGACGATATACCTAGAGTAAAGGATTCAATAATTAACGATTTCTAAAAAATATTATACAATTATGTCTGGAATAAATTACAGAGAAAATAAAAACCATCCACTAAGTCATAATGAATTAGATAATAATTTCAGATACAAAGAAGAGTGGACACCTAATTATCCTTATAAACAAGGTATGGTCGTTCTATATGAAGGTGCAGACGGTCTATATTTTTATAAAGCTAAAAATGATGTACAATCACCAACTTTTAACCCATTACAATGGACTAAAATAGGACCAGGTGGATCAGGTGTTCCTGGTGCAACAGGACCACAAGGTATCAAAGGTGCAACCGGTTCAATAGGCATCAAAGGAGCTACTGGATCACAAGGAATAAAAGGAGATGTTGGTGCAACTGGTGTTAAAGGTGCTACGGGTCCACAGGGTATCAAAGGAGATTCAGGTTCTGTTGGTCCTAGTTCTACTATACCGGGACCAACAGGTGTGACAGGTGCAAAAGGAGCCACAGGTGCAACAGGTGCTATGGGTGCAACATCTACCATTGCTGGTCCAACCGGTTCAACAGGACCAACAGGACCAACTGGTCCAACAGGGATTGGTGGTGCTGGATTAAAAGGAACCAGCACATCAGCATTTTCATTAAAAAATGTTGGTAACATTTCATTCATACTAAGACCCAATTTTATAGAAGATGGTTACGCAACCGCATTTGTTGAAAATTCGTATATACACGTCGCAAAGGCAATAGATGCAACTAAATATCAAATTTCAGAAATAGTATCATATAATGATGTTTCTGGAAGTATTACTATAAAACCACCTATATACGAATCACCTAATTCTGACACTATTGCCGATAATGATTGGATAGTAACTGGTAGTTCGGTTCCAGGTGCAACTGGACAAAAAGGTGCAACTGGACAAAAAGGTGCAACTGGACAAAAAGGTGCAACTGGTGAAAGTGGTGCAACAGGACCAAGTGGTGGACCTGTAGGACCAACAGGACCAACGGGTCCAACCGGAGCCGAAGGTTTACCGGGAAATAATGGTGCAACAGGACCAACAGGACCAACAGGACCACAAGGAAATAAAGGTGCAACGGGACCACAAGGAATCCAAGGGGTAACAGGAGCAACGGGTGCAACAGGTGCAAAAGGAGCAACTGGTTTTGGCGTAACTGGACCAACTGGTTTTGGTACCACGGGTGCAACAGGACCACAAGGAGTAAAGGGCGCAACGGGCGCAAAAGGAGCAACTGGATTTGGGGTAACTGGACCACAAGGAGTAACGGGTGCAACAGGACCACAAGGAATACAAGGTGTAACAGGACCACAAGGTGCAACTGGTTCAAGTGTTACGTTATCAGGTACAAATGATTTTATCCCCGTATTTAATGCAGCAGGTGATAATATAGAAGACTTCTTTATATCAGCCTCTCAGTCTCTTTCTTGGGGCACGGTTACTACTACTGGGACTAGGAAGATTCTCCTCACCCCAGACGAGACTGGAACTACATCTAACAGGGTCCAGATAGGACTAAGTGATTCTACTGTTCCAAATTTCCTAGAGGTACAGCTACTACCTAGTAACGCTTTTGGTGGTATGAGCTTGGGTAATCTTAACAATCACCATTTACTGATGAGTGAGAATGGTAACGGATCATTTAATATAAAGAGAGGTTCATTTGTTATTCTAACCACTACCCAATCTGGTAACTTCACAGACGGACTAACCATTGATACTAGGAGTTTTACCTTAAAAGATACAGATGTCTTGGGTGGAGATGCTGTTTTTTCTGCTGGATCAAATCAGTTCCAGAATACATATAAACCGTTCCTAGTCAACCCAAATGATAATTCTGTTCCCTTCATGGTTAGGGCTCCAAGAACTACAGCAGGATCTGGAACACAGTATTACTCAATAACAAATTTCAACCAATCCGGTGCAAACAATCTTGGGGTAATAATAAGTCATACAAATTTAGATTCTATTGCAAACGCTGGAACCAGACCAGCAACAGCCCACCTAATAATAAACAACAGCTCTGTATTCTCTACCGAGGGATTCACTAAAGATTACTCTACAGATGCCTCTAGTATATTTAATGCCCCCCATTTGTGGCTTAGGGATAAGATACAGAGATCTACTTTAATAAGAGATGGGCATGTGGCACACACCTCTGATAACAATATATCTGCCAGAGTAGATGGTGTTACTTATGATCTTATAAACGCAATTGGCACTAAGCCACTATCCACCTTAGCTAAGAGCCCGACTGCAACAGAAGATGGATATATCTACTCTTACGATGA